GTGTTGGTGCCATTGAATGTGACTGTGCCATTGCCTGTGTATAGCACTCTGCCAGCAGTGGATAAGCCCCCTTGTTTCAATTCATTGTTGAATGTGAATGCACCATCTCCTGCCAGAGTTAATAGTCTGGATGTGCTAGAAGAAGCAGTGGTGAGTGAAGCTACATTGTTGAATACTAATGCTCCTCCTGCAGTTTGAAACCAGGTGTTACTGTTGTTAGCATTCTCTACTAATATGTTGAATGTTTGTGTGGCAGTGGAATTGTTGGTGATGCCTGCACTGGATGACAAAGTTTGTGCACCATTAAAACTGTTGATTGCATATGCATTGGCATTGGTTACAAATGTTATATTTTTTGCAGCTCTGGTGGAAGTCAAGATGACTGTATTATTATTGGCTCCAACATTACCAAACTGAATTTCATCTGTGGTGGTGCTGGAGCTGGTTGCAGAAGGTTGCACACCATTGGTCCAGCTGGTGGGTGATGTCCAATTGGTACCAGTGTTGTTCCATAGGAACACTACTGCTTGGGCATTGTTGGCTGCTGTGGTTAGGAAAGCAGCGGCAATGAAGCTCAGAGCTTTCTTGATTATGTTTGTTTTCATAAATTCTTTAAAAATCTTTCTATCTTCAAAAACAAATCAAAAGGCAAAAACAATATCCAAAAAACACCATAGGCCATAAAAAAAGCCGCATCAAATGCGGCTTGTCCTATTGTATCGCCTATTGCAGCGAGACTTTTCTTATCATGGAAAGTTAAAGTGCTACCCTTCATATACCATATTAGACAGGTGAGACTGAAAAACATTAGATTTATTTTTCATATTTGTTTACCTACCATTACTTATAACGTATATATGCAAGAAAGCCACTGCAAGTGCAGAAAAATTAGAATTGGGCAGTGAATGGGATGGTGTAGTCGGTGAATGTGTTTGTGGCTGTCTTGTACAATTCAAAGCTGTTCACTTGCACATAAGCTTCATAACCATCATCTGGATTAATGAATGTGCCGTTCACTACAAACACATCAGCAGTGAGTGCTGGTGAGAACAATGTCATGCCAGCCGTTAAATTGGCTCTGGCTTGAGTGCTGGTGGCCACACGAATGGATTCAGTTGCTGTCTTCATTCTGGCACCAATGCCAGAAGTAGTTTGCAGTGAAGTTGCATAATTGGCAGTCAAGGCTTCTCTGGTGGTGGTGTCATCCCACAAAATTTTATTCAAAACATATTGTTGATAGTTGTTGCCACTGCCAAAACCAAACCCACCATCACCAAACGGAAATGGATCAGAGCTCAATGGTGCAATGCCAGACAGAGAATTGTTGGCTGTGCCATATGCTGCAGGATTCACAATTCTATTGACTGCAACACCCACTGCACCACAAGTGTTGGACAGTTCATTGCCTTGACCTCTTCTGAGCATGTAGCCCACATAGCCGCTCAATGAACAAACACCAATGTGTGGTGCAGAGAACAACATCAATGCACCATTGGTAACATATTGTATGTGTGAGGCCCATGCAAACAGAGCAATTCTGCCAGTGTGAGGGTACCCTCCAATGCCACCTGCAAAAAATGGTCCTTGAAAATCATTCAAAGTGGCAGGCATTTGACCAATGTTGCCATTGTAGTAGGCAGGTGCATTGGCATCATCTGAACAAATTGAATCGGCCAACAACACATTGCTGGCACTGTAACCGCACAATGTTTGAATGAACGTTTTGCAATGTGTGCCAAACCTCTCTGCAAGAATGGCTCCTGGGTAAGCAGAAGCTGCTGTTACTATGGTGGTGTATGTGGTTTGTGATATGGGCATAAAAATATTAGTTGAGTTGCAATCTGGATTTGAATTGTGCAGTCACATCTTCAAATGTGTCTGTGGTCTTGTTGTATGTTAAGAAGTTGGTCACATCAGCATAAGCTTTGGACCCATCATCCACATTGATAAATGTGCCAGTGCTCAAGAACACATCCACATTTCTGCTAGGGAATGCTGTTCTGTAAGCCAGCTTGAATGTGCTGTTGTCGTCTGGTTTGGCAATGATGTTGTAAGCAGAGTTACGAATTGCTTCTGTGGCCAGCACCATCTGCTGACCAAAGTCTGATGTGGCACAAATGGCTGTGCGTGCTGGTACATCATCATAAATTGCCTTAACAAGAGTATAGAATTGAAAATCTGATGCATTTGTTAACAAGCCTGTTGGATCGGAAGGATTAGGCCATTGAGGAGCAGGACCGCTCACACCATTGGTTCTGATCCATGAAACAGCAGCTGCTGCAGCACCACAAGTTGCTGACAGATCATCATACCGTTGTCCGCGACGTCGCATGTAACCCACTTGACCGTCACGAGTGATGCCAATGTGAGGAGCTATGTACAAGAATAGAGCACCACCACTGGTGACGTGTAATGCATAAGCAAGAAGACCTGTGGTGCCTGTGTGTGGATAACCATCCAAGCCACCACCCATGAATGGTCCCAGGAAGGTTTGCAGTGATTGAGGCATTTGACCCAAATTGTTGATGTTGCCAAACACGGGTCCATTCACATCATCAGAACATACAGATGATGAGAAGAGCACATTGCTGGGTGTGTATGCTGCACTCACAGATTGAATGTAACTCTGCACACCCAAGCCAAAGTTTTCAGCTGTCACAGCAGTGGGGTATGTCTTTCTTATCACATTGCCATAATCCAATTGTTGTGATACAGGACCAGAATCAGATGTGAAGCTTGAACCATGCATCAAGTTGTTGTTCTCTTCTGCTGCACGAGCTGCCAGAATTCTTTCTTCTATGATTTGTTGTTCAAACAGAAATCTCTTTTGAAAATCGGGTGTTTGCGGTCTGCTGGGCACAGGCACAATCACAGGATTGCGGGTGCGCACATCATATTGCTTCAATCCATCCACATACTGATTGCCCATATGCAAATATTTATATTTCATGCATATTTTTCTAGTGAGAATTTCACAAAACTTGCATGAAACATGGTATAAATACTATGTGTATGCAATCGTTTAAACAATTTTATTTGCAAGAAAAAGCTGGTGCTCGCTGCACCAAAGTAACAGGTCAGCAGTCATCCACACGAAAAGACAAGAAGTACATGCGCTGTGCACGTGTGAATGGCACATTGAAAAGAGTGCATTATGGAGATCCCAATTTGCGCATCAAGAAATCTAATCCAAAGAAGAGAAAATCCTTTAGAGCTCGTCACAAGTGCTCTTCAGCCAAACCGGGGACAGCCAAGTACTTTAGCTGCAAAAACTGGTGAAAACATTCAAAGAATTTTTTATGGAATCAGTCGACGATCAATTGATTACTATGCATAAAACTATGCAAAAGCGAAGAGAAATGAGAGGTAAGGCTCTTCAAGTAGTAGACGCCCCTCCTGTTATGACTCCTGGATATTTAAAAGATTATAATCCAAGTTTAATAGCTAAAGGTTTAAGAAGGTATTATAAAAAAATGATTGTTGATTATTATTCTAGAATTTTTAAAACATTTAAAGATAAAATTGAGCCTATATCCCAGCAAGGCCAATGGCAGATGGACCCCGTTAAAATGGCAGAACGTTCTACACGCTTTCATTTTGGTAGAGGAGGTTATAACTTAAGTGGTTTTAATTTTGATGAGAGATATGGATTTACAGATGAAGACAGACAAATGAATAATATTCTTGTTAATAAAATGTATGAGACTGTTCACGACACATTACCTAAATTATTAGGAAATAAAGCTAAAAAAATAGAATTAAAAATTGATAGCGACCCTTGGTATACAGGGTTAACCACTATTGCTATTCTTATATATTGGAATCAAGAAAAAAATTTACAAGAAAAGAGTGTTCATGATGCAGTCAGACCTGGCATATTGAAACGTCAGACCAAAGGCAAAATGACATGTGCCAAAGCCAGAGCATTAAAATCCAAACAAAAGAACAAAGGTAACAACACAGCCAAGGCTGCCCAGCGTTATCTCAACTACCATTGCTAATGAATCTGGAACAAATATATTCACAGGTGATCTTAGAGAAGATCAATGCTGCTCCTGCACCTGTGCAGCGTCACATGGAAGCATTCAAAGCACATCTCAAGACCAAGAATAATATTTTATTTCTCACCACCTCCAACCGTTGGGAAGGACATGCAGATGACAAGCCCAAGAGCACATTGCTGGCATACCATTTGAGAAACGAATTGGCAGACAAAAACATCAAGCTCATTGAAGTGCCTTTGCTCACCATACATTGTTGTGAGGGCAATGTGTCTTCCAGGTTTGGCAATCATTGTGGCACCAAAGATGCAGCATTGAAAGACAAAAGCAAAAACCCCACAGGCAATCACCGATGCTGGGCATCCATCAACAACAAGGATGATGAATTGTGGAAAGTATCCAAGGCTTTGTTTGAATCAGATTGTGTGGTATTCTTTGCCAGCATACGCTGGGGCCAGGCCAACAGTGTGTACCAAAAGCTCATTGAACGATTGACCTGGATAGAGAACAGACATTCCACATTGGGTGAAAAGAATTTACTGGAGAATGTGGACACCGGGTTTGTAGGCATTGGTCACAATTGGAATGATCAAACAGTGGTGGATACACAGAAGAAGGTGTTGGAGTTTTTTGGATTCAAGGCACCTGATGCATTGTCATTTTGTTGGCAATACTCCACTAATGCCACTGATGAAACCAAAGAGGGCTACAAGAAAGACCCCAAAACATTTGAAGATGTATTCAAATTCAAGTTGTTCCCGAATAAGTAATTGTACATGAACAATGATTGCAAGTTAATATACGAATCATATGGTACTGTGTACCGTGGGCCCAGGACTGAGCGAGACTCCAAAGATTACAGCATGAACATTGCACCATACATGCACATCATCAAGAAGCTGTCTCAAGGTGCATTTGACACAGATTCTGAACAAGACATGGTGTCCAAAGGTGAATTGCAAGGCATATTTGATGTGGATACAGTGGATGGTCACCGTCAAGTGGTGCTCACCAATGATGCCATTGCAGTCATAGATGCCAAGCACCCTGAACTCAAAGACAAATTTTGGGATTGTGGCAAATGCAAAGCAGATTATGCAGGATGCGGTGCAGCCAAACACTCCCATGAACAACAAGAAGTCATGTCCATTGCTGGTGAAGATGAAGAAGAACCCAAGCATCCATTAGGCAATGTGCGTGAAGTGCCTGCACGTGATTTGAAGCCTGGTGATGTGTTGTCATTGTTCAAGAACACTGTGATCAAGACAGATGACATGGCACCTCGATTGATCAAGGGCAAGGTGCGGGTCACATACAAAGATGTGAGAGGTGTTGTGCATCATGTGGACTGGAACAAAGGAACTAAGATTACTGTGGACAATGCACCCCAAGAAGACGAAGAAGGTGATCTGATGAAACACATGAAAGACAAGGGCATGATTGATGCCAAAGCCACAGATGACACTGGCAAATATGGTCGCACCAAAGAAGAAGAAGAGCATTGTGCTAATGAAGATGAACAGCGCAGATCGGATCCCGCATGCTGGAAGGGATATCACAAAGCAGGTACCAAGATGAAGGGCGGTGTGCGAGTTAACAATTGCGTTAAAAGCTAATAAATATCATATATGAACAGGGACAACCAATTGATATTTGAAGCGTTTGCCAACAGGGGTGTGCAGATCACAATTACGGACCACATTGAAGAGGACAAGGTTTTCTCAATTAACACAACAGTCAAACAATTTGATGCCAAACATGTGGCTCATGCATTTGTGAAACATGCATATGGTAAATATGACCAAGAAAGAGTGGAACCAGCATTGCAATCTGTGTTGGCCAGCATGCAAGTTAATCCATATGGTGAAAAGCCAGGCATCATAGAATTGAGCATACATGAATTTGCAGGTGATGGCATGGATCATTATGTGGAAGCCAAGATTATTGGCAAAGAAGAGAATGCAGAACAATATGAACAAAACCGCATTGTGGGCAATACCATCATGCAGGGTGATCAGGAAATTGGAGTGTTTTTGGGTGATTCATACAGCAGCAAATTGACCTTGAATGGAAAAGAAATGTTCATGCCAAGAGCTCCTTATGCTCAAACTATAAATCAAGGCACACACATGGGCTTGTGGTACAAGAACAAGAGACACAAGTTGATTGTGAAGGATGCTAGCAAATGGAAAGAATTCTTGAGTGACATTGTGTCCACAGGAGATGACAAATATTGGGATGGCAAGAAAATGCACCAACATGATCACATAGGTGACGAGATTGCTGCTACTAATGCATATTGGACCAAGAAAATAGCTGCAGGAGCAGATCAACGTGCAGAAGATGCAGAGCATGCTCAACCAGAGCGTGCCAAGTAAATCGTCTACTTGTTGTATCTGGCGTTAAATTCGTCTAAATCAATGGTTGGATGCTCGTACACATCACGGGGTGTGGTGTTGGATTCAGAGTCATACACAAAATATGCTTGACCAGCTGCACTAGGAATGGAGCACAACCAACCACCACACACATAGCCAATGGCTGCTCCCACCACAGCGCCCAGTGCTGTATCTTGCACAAGATCTGGTTCTTCTTCTTGTTGCTGTGCTTGCACTGCAGCAGACATCAATGCCAGCATTAATGCAAAGAGTTTAATTTTCATGTGTGTTGAGAGCTTGATGCAACAGTGCAGACAAACTGTCTATCAATTTTTCATCACTGGTTAGTGCAGTTTGACCCAACTCATAAAAGATGGCATGCAACAGTTCATGCAGAAAAGTTGTCTCCACACGAGTTCGTGGCACCACACCTTCTGCTTGCAATCGGATGGTATTGAACACCTCATGACAGCTGCCATACTCTCCTTCATTGGCCAACAGATCTTTGTCTTGCACCACATGCCATGTTTGACCGGCCAATTGAAAAGTGGTTGGTATGTTCATAGCCACCAGATGTCCACGCCCATGCCCAGCAATTGCAGCTTGAACATGTGACCATAATCATAACGACTATAAAAAATGCCGGTGTCCAGATCTGTGAGGTGCAAACCACAATCCATGTCACCTGAATCTTTCTTGCGGTAGATCAAGATTTTGGGGTATGTGATTTTCAGCATCATGGCAGCTGTGTTGATAACAATCATGGGGTAATTGCTTTGATGAAATATTGATATTCTTCTTGCTGCAACAAATCAATGGGAGCTCTGCCACGAAATTCTTTGTTTGGGGTTGACAACCACAAATCTAGCTCTCGCTCACTGCCAGCAATGAGTCGCAATTTGTCCATCACTTCCTGTTGTTTGCTATTTAAAGAAGATGCCATGCACACCTTTCGTAACACAATTTAAAATCTTGGACACAGGCATGTATAGAAGTTTATCTAAAAATTCTGCTATCAAAATTGCCACTGCGCCCACTGCAATGTAGCAAGCTGTTATTAACAACTTGACTGGAAACCATGTGCACCGGCCCACTGCAGTGCATGCATTGTAGCATGCCTTCAATTCTTTCACTTCTGCATCCAAAGTCCACAACAAACTATGTTTGGTAATGTTATCAATCATGTTATTATTTAACCTCGCCTGCATCACCTTCCAGCAAGCCTATGATGTCCACACCATGGTTGTCCTGAAAATAAGCACGTGCTGCACCTATGATTTTGTTGTAGTTTTGTTTGTCGCGATTGTACCGTTGTATGAGTTCCATGTATTTTTGTGTGAGCATTTCATATTTGCGCGGATGAAATACTGTAGCCTTATCTAGCACGTTGAATTGTGCCACAATGCGCTCAGACTCTCTGATGATCCATTCATAGTTCTTATGATATATTTCCATTTGCTCACATAATGTATCCACATCCATATCAATTGTCTCCTTGTGGCTTTGCTTGTTTGCCGTAGTACTGATGCAAGCCATCAACAGTACTATCGTGAATGGTATATTCTGTACCACACATGATCAAACCCGGTGTCTCGTTCACCATATGAAGCATTTTTTTGAGTTCACGATTATTCACTTCATATTCACCAGTGACATCATCAATGAAGGGTCCTGTGTAAGCTCGGCCAGAGTTTGTGCAGATTTTAATTTTGAATAAAAAATCTTTGTCCTCATACTGGACTGCATCATCAAATTGCTTGGGTGAGAAGAAAACAAATTCATTGAAAGTGTAGGGGGTGCCTTGCCACAATCGACGTCGGTTCCATTTCATGGATATTTGTATATTTTCTTACCTTTTTTCAAGGTATACGGGCGAGGCTCGGCATTTTGCTTGGCACACCAACCCACCACATGATCAAAGTTATCTTTGAAGTGTTTGCTGAAGCAATTGCGTGGTTTATCACCCTTGCCTGCATGGTTGGTGCCTTTGCTCATGTGAATATTATATATGTTTTCTTGAGGTATTTCAACTGATTTTAATAAATAATGTCATGATATCATCCATACTGTATGCCACAAAAGACCTTGTTACTGATCTTGCCACATCCTTGGTGATGTACTTTGAACAAATTGGTTACATTGTGAAGGATTCGTTTGCAAAGAATGAACCCTATGACATTGAATCATTTGAAGAAGAAGTAGTTCCAAAGAAAAAGAAGAAAAGTCGCAAGAAATCTAAATAGTCTCTGCTTGGCCAGAGTTAGACTTGCTGCGTGTTTTAATTGAACTCATGCCCATGCGGCCAGGTTCATAGGACTTGAAATTATTGAACTGTTCCCGGGTCATGACATCCACTACAGCACCAGTTTTATGAAAATACACCATGCGTCCAAATCGATTCCTATTTTTTTCTGGATCTGCATTGGGTTGTAATACTTTGCCTTCTTTGATAGGGAACGGTGGGTCTTTTCTAATAATCATGATTGGTATTATGCAGGAAATTTGCAACTCATCAAGCAGATAATTTGAACTGCCCAGTCACAAAATCCAGCTTGTAACCTGCTGCAGTGAGTGCATCGAACTTGTCCATGTTGCGTCTTTGCACATCAATTACGTAATCATAGGGGGTGTAATCTTCCAACCACATGCCTGGCTTGAAATTAGGATCCAGCTCTTTGTTGTATTTTTTTGTGAGCTTGTCAATTATGCTTTTGATGGCATCTGCAGGATACACATATTCATTGTCTTCTGAGTCCATGGCATCATCAAAATCATCCATGCATATATTTATACAAAAAAGATCCCCGTATAGTTGCCATATACGGGGATCGACTAAATCGTGTACGTTCCAAGGTAGCACGGGCAACAGGAGTCAGTACTTACGCCACAACGATGTCGTTGTTACGAAGAGCACGAGTAAAGTCCCGCTTGTCGGCGCGACGAATACGCTGTGCATACTGATTCCTTACGTCAAGGACATTAACGCGAGCCAATTCAAAAGAACCATTGCGGTTCCGTGTGAACTTTGCGTAGAACGTCTTTGCACGAAGATTGCGATTATTATAGTCTATCACTTTGCTACCTCCTTTCATCTTATGTTTACGTTTATTACTTAACATAACACGATTATAACATATAAATGATATGAGTCAACTGTTTTTCTTGAGAGAATAGTAACCAGCATTTGCTGCAATCATATCTGGTTCAAATGTATGCACTTTTGAATTCTTGTGAGTGCCATACACATCTATTTTTTTGGCCAATGTAATTTTATCTGTGACCTTCATTTCATTTTCTAAAATTCTGGTTGCAGCTTCAGATGCAAGCACAGGCTCCATGAACTTGGCAGTGAAGATCTTGCGATTGACGCCCTTCACATACCACTTCACAAGCACTTCTTGTACTGCTATTTTCTCTGGCAACTCCATGTGAATATTTAAGTCTTTTTTGTGCATATATTACCCCTGTAAAAGTTTTTGCAAAAACTCTTCTTTGCCGTAGAAAGAAAACAGTTTGCGATCAAAATATTTGTATATGTCAGTCATTTTGAATCCTTCTGTGAGTGCATATGCAATGACATTGTTGTTCAATATGCCAAACTCTTTAACTTTGCCATTGAAAATGTACACAAACCCAACAAAGTTATTTTCACCCAACACTGGATACAAACCAAAATTGGACAAACTGTGCACATCAATGAAGATGTCTTTGTTGTGTGTTTCAGCTAGAGCTTGAATCTCTTGAAGTTCTGGTAGTAGTTCCATGATGATCCTTATAATAATTAGCAACAATACCAGCGGATTCCATCATGTTAATATGGCATGAATTATGCCAAAACTCTTTTGTTTGATACCAAGCAAAACTCTTTGTAAGGACAAGGGTAACAATTGCCCTGCTTACTGAATTCATTATCATAATAAATGTCTGGTCGAATGCATGTGCCTCCTTGCACCACTTGACAGCGATTCTTGCCACCAGTCATTTCTTCCACATAAGCGCGAAAGCTATCAAATTCTCTGGGCCCTGTTGGCTCAAAAACAATGTTGATACTAGCTTTGCTTTTTTCTGACTTGGGTTTCTTTAAAAGTTTGAGACGAGCCAATGCTACCAAATCGATGCTGAATGGTCTTTTGCCTTTGGGAAGTAATTGTGCTTGCACTTGATCAGGTTGAATGCGTTTCTTAAGTAGTTGTTTTGCCTCTCGACAAACAAAATGACTTTCAAACTGTTCTTCATTGCCAAACTTTAATGATTGTTTGTTCATAGTACTGCCAGACACCCGCTTCTCAATACCTGATACAATACAAGTGAGTACTTTTGATTTCATTGTTCCCATTATAACGGAACGTTCAATATAGTCAAGCTTAATTACATCACATACATACTACTCGTGCAAGTGAAGATGAGAGAAGGGTTATAGTATGCTACTCAATGCCATGGTAGAGAAACCACCACATACAATCTGTGACCAGTTGCCTGCAATAGCTGAAAATGTGTTACTGCTGGTGTTGTTGCCTAATGCTAATTCACCATTCCCATTGTATCCTGTGCCAAACCATTGTGTGGTACCAGCACTCATGGCCATGGAGTGATTGGAACCACATGCCACCTGTGACCAGTTGCCAGTCAATTGTGTGAAGGTGTTTCTGTTAGTTGTGTCTCCTAATCCCAATTCACCAGCGGTGTTCTGCCCTGTGCTAAACCATGCATTGGTACCAGCGGATAATGCCATGGTGTAATATCCACCACATACTACCTGTGACCAATTGCCAGTCAATTGTGTGAAGGTGTTTCTGTTAGTTGTGTCTCCTAATCCCAATGCCCCATATATATTTCTTCCTGTGGCAAACAATGCATTAGTGCCAGCACTCAGTGCCATGGTGTGGACGACCCCGCACACAACCTGTGACCAGTTGCCTGCAATAGCTGAAAATGTGTTACTGCTGGTGTTGTTACCCAATCCCAATTGACCATAATCGTTGCGTCCTGTGCCAAACCATTGTGTGGTACCAGCACTCATGGCCATGGAGTGAGAAAAACCGCATGTGATCTGTGACCAGTTGCCAGTCAATGCAGTGAAAGTGTTTCTATCAGTACCCGCACCACTGTTGCCCAATCCCAATTGACCATAGAGATTGTATCCTGTGCCAAACAATCGTGTGGTGCTAGCACTCAATGCCATGGAGTGAGCAAAACCACATGCCATCTGCGACCAATTACCAGTCAATGCAGTGAGAGTGTTGAATGTGCCACCTGTGATGCCCAATCCCAATTCACCATAGATATTTGATCCTGTGCCAAACCATTTGGTGGTACCAGCACTCAATGCCATGGTATAATACGTACCACATGCCACCTGTGACCAGTTGCCAGTTAATTGTGTGAAGGTGTTTCTGTTAGTTGTGTCTCCTAATCCCAATTGACCAAAGAGATTTTGCCCTGTGCCAAATACAATATTAACTGCAGTGGGTGTAGGAGCAGCAGGCAACTTGCTGGAACTACTGATTCCTAGTCCTAAACCAATGCGAGGCATAACATTATGCGGCAGTGATGGTGACAGAACCAGAATTGCCAGCACCAGTCTCAAGTACCCAGCCAGTTACAGGGATTGATGTATTGGGGGCTGGGTTTGTGGCGGCATATTCATTTACAGAAGGATCGTTACTGTAAATCAGAATTATCCATTCGCCTCCACTATATGCCACATAAATCTCATAACCAGTTGGATTACTTGGATCGTTGTCATCAATAAACCATTCAGTACTGCTTTGTCTCGCTAGTGTTACAGATTGTGAAATTAAATTAAATGGAAAATCTGGATTATTGGAGGGAGTATAACTAAATCCAGTCAGACTTATGTTTGCCTGTGACAATGGAATGTTGCTGGGTACTGCGGTGATGGTGATGGAGGGTAACCAGCCAGATGTGGGGATGTAATTTGCGTCTGCAGGTGCAGTTACAAGACTAAAATCTGTAAATTTCTTATACGTTGGCATTGTATATATTTATTAAAATTCCTTACGAATAACTTGTCTAAAACTAAAGGCTACCCGTTAAAATTCTACCAAATGTTGTGTGTTAGCACGCTTGTACTACCACTGGGCGGAAACCAAATGGGTTGGTAAATCCGGTGGCACCGGTGCACCGGTACACTGTGACTGTGCCGAATAGTCCAAGTGCATAACCGATAAGAGTCGGAGCATTACCCAAGAAGATCAGACTGCTACCACCACCGTTGAGAAATGCATCATCTTCAATAGTCGTTACACTGGCAGGTATGGTGGTGGACGTCAACAAGTATGCATGAAAGAATGCACTCTGTTCTACGGTCTGCACACTAGCAGGTATTACATATGCTGTGCCAGGTCTTTTGGCAGGATATTGTATCAACGCAGTCTTGGTCTTGTTGAATAACACACCACTGTCACTGCTATAGTTAGCATTACTAGCATCAATGTCTATGCTTTGCAAATTGTCACAATATAAAAATGCAGCTTCACCAATGCTGGTCACTGTGCCAGGCATGGTAATGCCAGTTAAAGCACTGGTATTAAATGAGAATTGACCAATGGATGCACATCCAGGCAGAATGGTTACAGTTGCAAGATTCAGTCTCTGATAGAATGCAGTACCACCTATTTCATTCACAGCTGTGCCTACTACCACAGATTGTACAGATCTTGTGGTTGTATCGTAGCTACTCTCTGTTATAACTGAATCTTGGCTAACAGAAGTAGAGCCATCTGTGTATGTGAATACTGTATACTGGTAGTTTGGTGTTACAGTTGGTGTCACTGTAGGTGTAACGGTTGGTGTTACTGTAGGAGTGGGTGTTGCAGTAGGAGTGGGGGTCACAGTAGGTGTCACAGTTGCAGTGGGTGTCGGAGCAGGTACAGGGTAGTATAGCAGATTCCTGCTGTACCCACCGCGGTTCTTGATGATTAAATTGTAATACACTTCAACACCTGACGAGCTTACAGGTGGCAACTTCACAACCATTTGATTGTTACTTCGTATTTCATACGCTGCAGCAGCTAGCTTGTAACCAGAGAAGGCAGGAAAATATGATGACAGCGATTCAACATTTGCGAAATCATTTACAAATGAAAATTCCTCAAAATATCCTGTGCTGAGATAGTTGTTGATGAGTGCATAACTCTCGCCACTCAAATACACTCCATTGGTGTATGATAAGTTGTAACTCTCCAGTGACAATGCCACAGACACCTCTTGTGGTATGGTGATACTGTCATCTATGGCTTGAAGAATCATTGCAAAAAAATCAGGTGTCTACGCCGAAGAATGATGTTAAGGAGCTGAAAGAGGTATCTGCTATGAAATTGTTGTCAATGAAGAATATGTTGGACACAGCATTCTTGGACAGGTCTTTGAACAACCAACCTTTGATTATAAAGGAGGAGTCTGCAGTCATGCGATATTTGTCTGAAGCATTGATGTCAGTGGGGTAGGTCATGTTCAAATTGCCATCCCACAACACTTCACTTCTTATTTCTTGTGAAATAGCAAGACCGGCAGCTGCAGGCACCTGCCAGCTTATTATGATGTATGGATCATTGTATGGCACAAAATTAGAAATGATTTGATCCATGTCACTTTGATATTTTGCCAAGATGGACATGCTCACAGAGATGTTCACTGGCACAGGTGTGCGCATGTAAGCAGATGTGGTGCCACGGTTTGATTCTGTCTCTGTTCTGTTGGTAAAGAATCCTGCTATCTTGTTGAACACGCGTTCATTGTCACGCGACACACTGTTGATGGACACAGCAATCACAGGCAATGTTAAGTTTTGAGATTGGTTTGCAATGTCAAACAGCACACGCTGCTTGGGGCTGTACACATACCTCACTTGAATCTGATCTTGCACCTCACGGGTGGAATTGTATCTTTTGATGATAACGTTATCAAAAGCAGCAACAAATTGAATCATCAAGTCTTTGATTTCAAAGCTAAATGCGCGATCTTTCACCAAATTATTTAATGTTTAGCTCGTTCTCTGTGATGATTAAAAACTTGAACCCCTTCTGATCACAGAACGCTTTGGCTGCATCCCATTTGGCACAATTTTGCACATATGTTCTGGCTTCATAAATGAATGTGGTGTTTCTCTTGTTGCCCTTGCTGGGTTTGAGTGTCTGTTTGAATGGTTTTATTTCTATCAAATACTTTTCCACAACATTATTGTCCAGCTGTATTTTCACGTAATTATCCACAAAATATCGATGATACTTGCTGTCTATGGGATTGAGGTAGGGTATTACAAAATTTTCACTGCCCCACTCCAACACCCGGTGATTGCCATCACACCATTTGAAAAACTTCAATTCATAGCTGGATCGGTATATGGCATACCCTTTGCCTTTGTATTTGTGTGCATTGATGGGCTTGTAGATGCCCTGTCTGTATTTGTCGTTTTTGACAAACATGTTAACCCAAGAAGAATTGTGGTGGTGCAACATCACCCAAGCCTGGTGCACCAGTGTACAGCCGCTCTTCCAATTCCTTCTTCTCAGTTAACCCTTGTTGCAAAATGTCGTTGTAGTTCAAGGTGCCACCACCCAACAAGTTCATGTTGTTGTATTTGCCGCGAACTTGGCCAATGTTAATCTTGGTCAACGCCAATGCATATTGATACACCCAAGGTTCTTTGATGATGTCACGCAATGGCTTTTCAATGTAACATGACACCACGCCATAGAAGCGAGAGCCACTGCCTGGTGTGCGTGGTGGTGGGAACATGGTCATCATTTGTGAACGGTCATCAAATTGAATGTACCTTCTTTGTGCCAAAACTTTCTCCCGTGTATCCAACCAATTCTTGAGCACTACCCAACTGATGAGATCAAAACCATAATTGCCCATGGCATAACTGAAATACGTTTGCTGCGCCAAAGTTTGTTCAATTGTGAACAAAGTATTGACACCATTGGATGAACCTTCTTCAAAATCTACCACATCTATCACTTTGCGATAATCCATTATGTCATAGTCAAAGCTGTTGGTGTATTTTGTTTGATTGGGTTGTGAGGGTACAAAGTATGCACTCAAAGCCAGGTTGAATGCAGTTATGCACTGTACGTGGTTTGATTGAGAATTTGATTGGCAAACAATCCTTGGGTGTATGTGGCACTCAAAGATGATGCAGTGGCAAACTCACTGCTTGGCACTGCACTGTTGGCAATGAACACCACTTGTGCAGGTGGATTGACTCGATTGAAAAATGGTGTGACTGAGTACAGTTGATCCAGACGCAATCCTACACCATCCACATACAGATTGGAATCAAACACAAGAATCTCTTCAGTATAACCTGCAAACTTGGTGTACATCTCTGCAGCAATGGATATGTTCTCATTCAATTGGTCTTGATGCACTTCCAGGTTGATCAATGGAGCTCCAAGTGCACGAGAGATGCGCTCACCCAACCTGCTGTAACTGGTTATCTTGCTGTTAAGGTTAGTGCTAGTAAACGCTGTTATTGGTGTAACTGCTGTGCATTCCATGCAATTATTTATGCTGCAGGTGCTTCAGGAGTTGCACCAACATCACCTGCTTCTGCACCTGCAGCAGCAGTTCCCGGCGCTGCTGCAGCATCCGCAGCATTAACTGTGGCAGTGCCAGGACCAAACGCTGGCGGTGCACCTCCAGCAACTTCTGTACCACCTTCTGCAGCTGCCGGTGTGCCACCAGCAGCAATGGCTTTCTGCCATGCAGGACCTGCTGCTTCAATTTGTGTGAGTTCCCATGAGAATTCTTTGTCCTTGCGCAAGAATTCACGATTGGCCATGATCTCTCTCTCAGTCCATCCCAAATATCGCTTCTGTGCATATGTCTTGGATACACTATCATTCTGTGAGAAGTCGTTGAATGTCTTGGCTTTGAGCTCCAGTTTCTGCTGCTCTCTGAGTTCATAGAAATTGGATGGTGGATTGAAAGTGAGATCCAAGTGATGCTCTTTGAGTGAATATTTGTCCCACATGTCTTTCAATCTCAAATGTGTCATGAACCCATTCTTCAATCCCAAAGCAAATCTCTGTTGCAGTCGCACAACAAACTTGGCAAATTTTAACTCTTCACGCAGAATATTCTCACCACCTTGATACTGATCCTATGGATTCAATCGAGTTGTAGGTACTTTGAGAGCTTTGTAAAGCTTCTTCACAAAATACATCAAGTCAGTTAGTTCACCCAGATTCTGACCACCTGGCAAAGATGTGACATTGGTACCATCACTGCCTGCGCGCTTGGCAAACCAAAAGCTATCCAACATGGATTGCGGATTGAACTTCTGCACTGTGGCACTCTGATCAATATCAAATGTTCTCTTGGACCAATAATTGCTCATGAGCTTGCGCAGATAGGCTTCTGCTTTGGGTGGTGACATGTTGCCCACATCCACATTGAAAATCAGGCGCTCTGGTGCTCGCACCAATCGGTAAATAACAATGGAATCTTCAATCAAGGACAGCTGACGATAAGCACGGCGAGCATTCTCAATGAATGGTAGACGCAATGTCTTGTTCTCATTCCATATGCCAGAATTGATGTATGTGATTTGATTCTTGTCCATGGGAATCATCTTGTAGTCTTTTATCTTCAGAGGATTTTGTGCATCCATGATGGGTTTTCGGAGCAAGAAGCCTTTCACCAGCATGTTCTGCACATTGGAGAAGATGGGGTCAATTAGTTCACTTGGCACTGACACCACGCCCAGCACACCCTCTTGCGGGAATCTTTTGTGAATAACATGTTCAAAATATAATTCTGCTTCCACAAGCATTCTTCTGAAATACTCCCAACCATTGGCTTCCAGGTTGAAGTAGTTGATGTAACGATCAAATTCACGTGTGAGACTTTCCTTCACAGTGGGTGCAAAGTCATCTGTCACATTGAATGTGAGCTTCACAATTTCACCCTTGTCATTCTTATTCACGCACTCATCACATATTTCATCCAAAGCATCTGCAACTTCTGAGAAAGCTGCCATGATTCTATAATCCATCACACGCTTGGGTTTATCAGTTTGCACATTGGCATACATGTACTGATAGAACTGTGATTCGCGCATCACATTTGCAACTGCATCATCCCCGTAACTGGTGGATGAGGAAATGCTCTGTCTCTGCAATGCCTCTTGTCTGGAAGTACCTTGATCGTGAAACAACTTGAACTTGGGATTTAATTCTTCAAATTTATCCAAAATGCTATACGAAGTGTATGGCATTTTGTTGCTAATGAACTTGAATAGCTGTCTTCCAAATCCACCTGATCCCTCTTGTGTTGCCATAAATTAAGTTAAATTACTTATCATCAACTTCTGATGTTCCTAGGTAATCTTCTAGTTTAATACCGCGGAGTTTACAATAATGAATGATATGGGACATGTCTTCACTGTATATAGCTTTTTTAGCTAAATCCTTGTTGTTGCTGCTGCTGTCTCTGATCTTGGATGTGGGTTTGCTGCTGGCCATGTTAATATTTATTTCTTTAGTGTGAAACCTTTGGATTTAAATGCTTCAAGCATGTTTTTAACATCTGTGTACAAATACGGTGTATCATAACGTGAAAACATGTTTTTCTGCTTGTCATACCAGAACAAACGCAACCCATTCACATTCTTGCCTGTCATGCTGCCATACAAGTATGCATAAGTGGAGATTTGCAGTGCATATGCATTGTACTCACAATCTGACAAATGTGTCAATGGTGTCAACAGCGTTTTGTTGTACTTGGAAGATTGTCTGAAGTTTTTGTTGGTCTTGAGATCATACACATCAAACGTCTTGCCTTGATCCACAATAAAGTCTGCAGTGCCTGCAATGCGATATTCATTGTTGTAGACCAGTGTCTCACTCTTGACTGCATCAATATCCAACCCTGATATGTCCAAGAACTTCATCACCATGTCATCATCTTTATGCATCTTGCCACCAGACTTGATGTGCTCCTCTATCTTGGAATGTGAATTGGTGCCAAAATCACATGCAGTTGTTCTGGTAACGTCCCACCGCTTCTTGATTTCATCTGGTGTTACGCCTTCCTTGTTTGCAACAAGCTTGGCAAATTTCTCCACATCAAAAGGTTCTTTGAACGAATTGATCACTGTAGTTACTGAAAAATAATTTAAACCAGTATGAATGTTAGTATAAGCATGCTGCGCTTTGTTGAATTCTATCACCCGCTAATGATAATATATAACTCTATAATTCAAGCAGATTTCTTTAGCTTGACCAAGCTAAAAACAATCGTCACAGTTTTGTCCATCTCTATTTTTGTAACCAATCTGAATCCCGTCTTGGACATTCTGTTGATCAACACATCAACCCAATCATGCGAAACATTCACAAGCATAGATTGATTCACTTCGTCGCCATAAGTATGGCGAGAAAATTCCTCACAAATGGCAATGCCATTTGTAAATGCATCGCTTCCGGTCATGATAATATTTAATCAATTTCTTTAAAATATGATAACTTGTTTTTGTTGTCACCTACTGATGGTGTGTTGTCAATTATGCGTATAAAATTTGCATTATTTATTTCTTTTGATTCTATTTTTTCACTCTCTTGTGCACATGGTGTAGGTGTCAATGCAGGTAGCGGCCATGTCATTTTGCTC